GATGCTGAAGAAGCCAAAACAAATAATCCAGATGAACCAACTAAAGAAGAATCTCCAAACTTTACTATTGATTCCGAAACTGAACCTCTAAAAGAAGGTTTAATTATGGACGGAGCTATTGATAATTTACTAAAATCTATGGTTTCTAATAAAATCCAAAGACATACTGTAACAATTAAAGACCCAAGTAAATTAAAACGATTTATGAAGGATGTTAAACCTTATGTAAAAAAGAAACTTCTAATGGTTAAACAAAATCCAATTGATAGTACAGAAATGTTTATTAGTTTAGGTCCTAAATCTCAAATGGGTGAATCAATAATAACTGAAGGTGGTGCGTATGGTCATATGAATCACCCATTCGATATCGAAATGAATCTTACATTTGGTGATTTAAAAACTATTATATCAAACGCACTAAATGGTAACTTAGAATTCGCAAGAGAAAAAACTGATGGTCAAGCATTAGCAATTAGTTGGAGAGATGATAAAGGTTTAATCGCAGCAAGAAATAAAGGACACCTAAAAAATAGTGGTGAAAACGCATTAGATATTAGTGGAGTTGCATCTAAGTTTCAAGGTAGAGGTGGTTTAACCGATGCATACAATTTTGCTATGAAAGATTTAACATCAGCGATTAAATCACTATCAAAAGCACAAAGAGATAAGATATTCAAACAAGGTTCATCGTTTATGAACTTAGAAGTTATCTATCCAACTTCAGTTAATGTAGTACCTTATGGACAACCATTATTAGTATTTCATGGAACTATGGATTATGATGAATCAGGTGTTGCAATTGGTGCTGATACATCAACTGCAAGAACATTGGCAGGTATGATTAAACAAATCAACAAAGATGTACAAGATAATTACACAATTCAAGGACCACCTGTAACTCAATTACCAAAGAATAAAAACCTTTCATCAATGCAGGGTAAGTTTAATTCACAATTGAATAAACTTCAAAAAGAATTTAAACTAAAAGATTCTGATGGTGTTGCAAATTATCATCAGGCTTGGTGGGAAAATTGGGTTGATAAAAACTCACCATCACCATTGGATAACAAAACTAAAATGGGATTGGTAAAAAGATGGGCATTCTATGATAAATCATTCAGATTAGATAATAAAAACATCAAAGATTCCAAAGTATTAGATTGGGCAAAGAAAACTGATAAACAAGACCAGGCAAAAATATCTAAAGATAATCTTCGTAAGTTTGAAGATATCTTCTTAGGCGTTGGCGCAGAGGTACTTTCATTTATGAGTTCAGTATTAGTAGTGAATCCAAATAAAGCATTGAGAGATATGCAGAAGGAATTAGATAAGACCGTAAAGGCAGTTCAGAAATCAGGTGATGTTAAAAAGATTGAAAAATTAAGAATGGAATTAGAACGACTTGCTGCAATTGGTGGTAAGGATAAGATTGTACCAAACGAAGGTATTGTGTTTACTTACAAAGGAAACACTTATAAGTTGACTGGGGCATTCGCATCATTAAACCAAATATTAGGTTTAATGTATTTTTAAATATATTTAGATATTTATATACAAAATAAAGTTATGGCAAAATTAAAGAACATCAAAGCAGTTAGTGAAATGTTAGAGGGTAAACACAAAACCCAAACTAAAAAGACAGTTGCGTTTGATACAAAAGAAGTTGTAAGAAGAGAAGTTGGAGAAGTTTGGGCTGATGATAAAGGTCAGCAATGGGAACAACGTAAAGGTTACAAAGTAAAGGTTGGGAAACTCGCCAAACTCAGAGAAGAGTTAAAAGGATTTCCAAATTGTAGAAAAGATGTTTGTACTTGTACAGACCCTGGTTCTGCTGATTTAAAGATGAAGGCATATCACGGTATGTGTTTAGATTGTGTTACTGATATGGAGCATGATTTAAAATTAAAAGGGGAGTATGAAGAATACGAACGTACAAAACTTTTAAATAATGCTGAGTCTTGGTTGAAGCAGGCAGAGATAGAAAAAGAAGTTCTAAAAACAACAATCAAAGCATCATTCATTAATGAGGATGGTTCTATTGAAGAATGGGATGGTTTATCTGAAGATGAAATCACTGCTAAGATTGATGAAGGTTTTGAGAAGTTTAAAACAAACTTCATTGATAAACTAAAGGGAGAACAAAATGAAGAAAGTAATTAACTGGATTTCGGGATTATTAAAAGATGAAAAGGGTACACCTTCATCAAAAAGATTTATTGGTATCATTGCAGGGTTATCATTATGTATAACTTTATTCGCAAATCAATTTACTGAAGAACATATTGCACCTTCACCCGTTTTAATCAACGCAGTTGCAGCTCTTGCATTTGGAGCATTAGGATTAGCATCAGTTGATAAGATTTGGGGTAAGAAAGAAGAAGAAAAATAAATGAATCTAAGAGAGTACATTCAGAACGTATATGAAACCTACACTAAGGATGGTGTAGAAGAATCACTTGCGTTAGAGTATGTAAAATCTGATATGTACGAACATCTGATTCAAAAGAATATGATGACCGAAGATTTAAGAAAATGGTTCGGTAAAGGAAAGACTGGTACTGCAAGTGGTGGTGGTTGGGATAGATATGGTTCGGATGGTCAGAAGTTAGGTAAGTGTGGTGATGGTAAAGAAGGTGGTGCATATGCCGCTTGTTTATCGAAAGAGAAAGCCAACAAATTAGGACCTAAAGGAAGAGCAACATTTGTAAGAAGAAAACGAGCAGCACAAAAGAAAGCTGGTGATTCTAAAAAAGGTGGAAATCGTAACAAAGGTAAAACACCAACAATGAGTAAAACTGGAGCATAATAATGAAAATAGATATTAAATCAGGTGGACAAAAGTATTCGGTAGATTTCCAAATTGGGCCGGGTAGGGGTGATATCCACTTTACAGCAATGGCAAAATCATCAAAGGATTTAGATGAATTACAAACAGCAATTGTTAACAGAGGTGGTAACGACCAAACCATTGGTGCTATTATTGCAAAAGCAATTGAGAATAAATTGAAACTACCAATTGATGTTGATTATGGATATCAAGGTGCGGGATACGGATTTAAATTAGATTTATATTCTATTTCTAAAAAATTAAAGTAAGGTAATACTATGAAATTAAATGAATGGGTAAATAACTACATTAAAGAGGTAACTCACTCACATGAGTATGAAGATATGAGTCAAATGGGTGAAGATGAAAATGACCCACAAGAAATTTCAGTAGGAAATTATCAAACAAAATATTTCCACGTTTGTCCTGGTGCATCTAATCTATACAAAGATATAGAATCCAAAGGTGTTGATATGGACATGGCCGAAAGAAGTGCAAGATTACAAGATGCACTTTTCTTTGTAGAAGAACACATTCAGAGAGATGGTTACAAGCCAGAAAGAGATTATGTAATGGTTGCTAAGAACATCGCTAAGAACATTATGAAGATGGCTGAGATGATGGGATTAGAAAAAGAACATGATTACATACAAGGACACGTTGATACGATTGAGAAAGTAGTAAAAGAAAAGGGATTGGAAGAGAGAGTAATGAAACTTACTGAAGAGAATGTTCCAACCGACCCATCTAAATGGTCTTACTACAAATCACAAGCAAAGAAGAAGTTTGATGTATACCCATCAGCATATGCAAATGCTTGGGCAGCAAAACAATACAAAGATGCTGGTGGTGGTTGGAGAACCAAAAAGAAAGAATCAGTAAGTGAAGGTATGGTTGAACCACGTAGAGGGCACAAGTACTATCAGCTAATCAAAGATGCACCTGTAAAATATATTGAATCACAATCAAATCCAACTGGTGCTACTGGTGTTTTACTTCATAATAAAGATGGTTACCTTAAAGGTAAGAAGGGTGCATATGTTATTGATTACTATGATGAACACTTTTACGTTGATTTGAAATCAAAATTCGCTACACCAATCTATGAACTAAGAGACCAGAGAGAGTTAGTAAAATACATACAACCCGTCGGAATGGCGCCTGAATACAATGACTGGAAAAAATATGTGAGAGATATACCATTCACAAACGAATCAGTAAACGAAGCAAGTGTTAGTGATTTTGAGATTGGTGATTTTGTTCACTTTAAATCAAAAAACAAAACTGGTATGGTAGTTTCGGTTAAAGGAAACAAAGTAACCATCAATACTCCTAAAGGAAAAATCACAAGTGATGTAAAGGATGTTAAGGTTCTACACCAAGATAATGTAAACGAAGCATATGTTATTTTCTACGCTAAGAAAAAAGGTGATAAACCATCACAAGCTGCATATAGAGATAAAGATATGGCAGTGAAGTTTGAAAAGGATTTGAAAAAAGATGGTTATATCACAATGATGGTTAATAAAAAAATCAAAGGTGTTGATGAATCAGTAAATGAAGGTATTGAACCACAAATCAAAAAGATTGCATACTACACAGGTACAAGACCCGAAGCAGTTGAGGATTTCGTTTCTAAACATGGATTGAATATTACTAAACTTCTTAAATTTGTTGAAAAGGGTAAACTTCCAGAAAGAATGGCAATTGTATCAGCATTAGCGGGTAAACCAGGAAATCCAGTTCAAAAGAAAATAATCAAACAATTCTCAGAATCAATAAATGAAGATTATTATAAATCTGCATCCGATGCGGCAGATGCTGCAAGAAAGTACGCTGAGAAAAAGGGGTTTGAGATTGATGAAGATGATTGGCAAACTCAAATCGCAATGGGTGGTAAACACAATCGTTTAAGACCAGGTGTTGGTAAAACACATTCATTCTCAGTTGGATTAACAAAGAATGGCAAACCACAAAGAAAAGCATTAAACATTTCATTATATGGAATGGATAGTGGTAAATTCGAATTAACATCATATATTAACTAAGGAATCATATTATGAAAATCAACGAAGGTATAATGTACAATGTGGATAATAAAATCGCATTACATAAAAACCCATACAGATATGGTTCTACAAAATTCTTTGAGTACTATAACGATTTAAGAGCATTAAAATTAGAAGCAGTTTCAGAAGATTTAGATATGTTTCTAAGTTCTGATATCGGTAAGGTTGGTGTATACGAAGGTAACGATGTACTTTTAGATTTTCCAATGTTAGTAGAGGCAGAATATCAGGGTAAGAAAGTTGAACTATCAAAACCAATGAGAAACAATAGTGGTGGTGGTAAGTTCAAAGTATATGTGAAAGACCCAAAGAGTGGAAATGTTCGAATGATTAAGTTCGGTGCCGATAGCGGTGGTGGTAAATTAGCAGTAAAGTTAAAAGACCCGAAAGCAAAAGCAGCTTTCAAAGCAAGACACAAATGTGAACAAACCAAAGATAAAACAACTGCATCATATTGGAGTTGTAGATTACCTCGTTACGCAAAATCATTAGGTTTAAGTGGTGGTGGACAGTGGTGGTAATCCATACAACGAAGTAAGTAAAGGAAACAACACTTACATTAGAGAATTCTCAGTAGATACCGATTCATCAGAATTGGTTTGGCACAGAGATAAAGAAGATAGAGAAGTTACAATCTTAGAAGGTAAGGGTTGGAAGTTTCAATACGATGATGAACTACCATTCGAATTAAAAGAGGGTGATACAATCAGTATCAAAAAGTTAGAGTATCACAGAATCATAAAAGGTGATACAAATCTAAAAATACGTTTATTAAAAAAAGTTTAATATTTATTCTAAACAGTTAAACTTAAAACAAGTATTATTATGAACACAATTTTAGTTATTTTGGCGATTGCAACAGTTTTGGCAATAGCAATCGTTATCTTACAAAAGACAGGTAAGATTAAAGATGAAGATGGTGATTTAATTCCTGATGTTGTTGAGGACAAAGTAGAGGAAGTTAAAGCAGAAGCCAAACGTAGAGTTAAAAGAGTAAAACAAGAACTCAAAGACGTTAAAAAATCTGCAAAAGATTTAAAAGAACAAATTGTTGATGTTGCAGAAGCAGCAGGGGGTTCTAAACGAAAGGGTAGGAAATCAACTAAACCAACAAAGAGTTCTTTAAGAGTAATGAAAAAAGATGAGCTACTTAAATTAGCTAAGAAAGATTTTAAAGTTGAGTTAGATTCTAACTTAACAAAAACAAACTTAGTAAATAAGGTGTACGGATTGTATCACAAAAAATAAATGAATAAATACTTCGGCGATATTAGAAATGTAATAATCTTAGTATTGATAATTGTTATCTTACTAATGAGACAGTGTAGTGGTAGTGGTGAAGTAACACCAACTGAACCAACTATTGTTACAAAAACCGAAGTAAAATATGATACAATTACAAAGGAGATTCCAAAGTATATTCCAAAAGTAGTTACAAGAATAGTTAAAGAGGTTGATACAGTAAATGTACTACAACCGATTGATACACTATCTATACTTGAAGATTATTTCGCAACATATGTTTATGAAGATGTACAAAATTTAGATTCGTTAAATCTACGAATTACTGATAGTGTATCTCAGAATAAAATTATGGCAAGAAATATTCAATACGATTTAATATACCCAACTGTAACCATTACCGAAACCAAATATATCAACGCAAGAGAATTTTATATTGGTTTCGGTTTAAATGGTACACAAAATCAATTTAATTATGTTGGTGGTCAACTCCTTTATAGAACAAGAAAAAAACAAGCATTCGGACTGGGAGTTGGTATCAATGAAAATTTACAACCAATACTATCTACTCAGTTCCTATGGAAATTGGGTAAGTAGTATATGGGGCAGAGTATAAAAGAACTTATTAGAGAAGAGTACGTTAAATGTGCTCAAAACCCAGTTTACTTCTTTAAGAAGTATTGTTATATACAACACCCAAAGAGAGGTAAAATTCTTTTTGATTTGTATCCTTTTCAAGAAGATGTTATGGGTGAGTTTAACGACCACCGATATAACGTAATCCTCAAATCACGTCAGTTAGGTATCTCAACATTATCCGCAGGTTATTCTTTATGGATGATGTTATTCCACGAAGATAAAAACATATTGGTAATTGCAACCAAACAAGAGGTAGCTAAGAACTTAGTTACTAAGGTTAGGTATATGCATGAGAACTTGCCGAGTTGGTTAAGAGGCGATACCGAAGAAGATAACAAACTATCCTTACGATTAAGAAATGGTTCAACAATCAAAGCAACATCAGCAAGTGGTGATGCAGGTCGTTCCGAAGCACTATCAATGTTGATTATTGATGAGGCTGCGTTTATCAAAGGTATTGATTCAATTTGGGCATCTGCACAATCAACACTTTCGACTGGTGGTAAAGCAATTGTACTATCAACTCCAAATGGGGTTGGTAACTTCTTTCATAAGACATGGTTAAAAGGTGAAGGTGGCGATGGTTGGAATCCAATCAAACTCCATTGGACAGTTCATCCAGAAAGAAATGAAAAATGGAGAGCAGAACAAACTCAACTATTAGGTGAAAAGATGGCAGCACAAGAATGTGATTGTGATTTTATTTCATCTGGTTATACAGTTGTTGATGGACAACTTCTACAATGGTATGAAGAAACTCATGTACAAGAGCCGGTTGAGAAAAGGGGGTTTGATGGAAACTATTGGATTTGGCAACAACCAAACTACGCAAAAGATTATATTGTAGTTGCGGATGTTGCGAGGGGAGATGGTGCTGATTATTCGGCATTTCACGTTATTGATGTAGAATCGGTTGAACAGGTTGCAGAATACAGAGGTAAGATTGAAACCAAACATTATGGTAATATGTTGGTAAATGTTGCAACCGAATGGAACGATGCATTATTAGTAATTGAAAACGCAAATATTGGATGGGCAGTAATCCAAGAAGCAATTGATAGAAATTATTCAAACTTATATTATTCCTACAAAGAGTTTGGATATGTAGATGATGATATTCATTTACAAAAAGGATATGATTTAAAAGATAAATCTCAGATGGTGCCTGGTTTCTCAATGACAAGTAGAACCAGACCATTGGTGATATCTAAGTTAGATACCTATATGAGAGAAAGAGTTCCTATTATTCGTTCTAAAAGGTTGATAGATGAATTGTTTGTATTCATTTGGAATGGTAGTAGAGCAGAAGCACAACAGGGTTACAATGATGACTTGGTAATTTCCTTCTCAACATCTCTATGGGTAAGAGATACCGCATTAAAATTAAGACAACAAGGTATCGAACTTAGCAAAAGAGCATTATCATTAACCTCTAAAAATACAGGTGTATTTAGAACGAATCAATCAAAAGGAAAAGATTCGTGGAAGGTAAAAACTGGTAGAGGTGATGAAGATATAACTTGGTTATTGTAAATCTATTTTTTATCATATTTATAGTTTGTAGGGATATTGTAATAAAGAACAAAAATTATGGCAGATAAATCATTATTTAGTAGACTCCAACGATTATTCTCAACTCAGGTAGTTGTAAGAAAGGTCGGTAAAAATAAATTAAAGGTAGTCGATTCATCCCGCTTACAAGGTGATGGTAATCGTAGAGGTTCAGCATACTACGATAGATATGGTAGATTGCATGGTTCAAATTCACGAAAGAATTGGCAAACCTACAATGAACGATTTAATTATCATTCAAACAAATTAGAACTATATACTGATTATGAAGCAATGGATAAAGATTCCATTATTTCATCAGTATTAGATATCTACTCAGATGAGTGTACACTTAAAAACGATATGGGTGATGTACTCAGAATCAACTCATCAGATGAGAAACTAAAGAAAACCCTACACAACTTATTCTATGATGTATTGAATATTGAATTCAACCTTTGGAGTTGGGTTAGAGGTATGAACAAATATGGTGATTATTATCTTTATTTAGATATTGATGATGAGTTGGGAATTGTAAACGCATCACCATTATCAGCATACGAAACGAGAAGAGAAGAAGGTTACGATATGGATAACCCATACTCAGTACGTTTCGAAGTTGAAGAACAAAACACAAACGCAATCTCACAAAGAAACAACACTAAGTTTTTAGAATCGTTTCAGGTTGCGCATTTCAGATTATTGACTGATACAAACTTCCTACCTTATGGTCGTTCACTATTAGAAGGTGCCAGAAAGACTTGGAAACAATTAATTCTTATGGAAGATGCTATGATGATTCATAGAATTATGAGAGCACCTGAAAAGAGAATCTTTAAGATTGATATTGGTAATATTCCACCTGCAGAGGTTGATACATATATGCAGAACATCATCGACCAGATGAAGAAAGTTCCTTATGTTGATGAAACAACAGGTGAGTACAACCTAAAGTTCAATCTTCAAAATATGTTGGAAGATTATTATTTACCTGTTAGAGGTGGACAGAGTGGTACTGAGATTGATTCTCTTAGTGGTATGGAGTTCGGTGGTATTGATGATATTGAATACCTAAAGAACAGAATGATGGCAGCACTGAAAGTTCCAAAAGCATTTATTGGATACGAAGAAGGTGTTGAAGGTAAAGCAACTCTTGCACAAGAAGATATCAGATTCGCACGTTCAGTTGAGAGAATCCAAAAGATTGTTCTTTCAGAATTAACTAAGATTGCAGTTGTACACTTATACGCACAGGGTTATGAGAATGAGGATTTAGTAAACTTCGAATTAGAACTTACTACACCATCTATTATTTACGAACAAGAGAAAGCAAATCTTTGGTCTGAAAAAGTAAATCTTGTCAGAGATATGAAAGACCTTAAAATGTTATCTCAAGAGTGGATGTACAAAAACGTATTCAATATGAGTGAAGATGAGTGGAAGATGGAACAATACAGAGTTATCAACGATTTGAAACTTGGATTTAGACACGAACAGATTGAATCAGAAGGTAATGACCCTGCTAAGACTGGTGAATCATTTGGTACTCCACATGATTTAGCATCACTATCTCAGCAAGGTGGTGATGATTCTGAAGGTGGTGGTTCTCCTTTTGGTGAAAATGAAGGTGGTTCACCTGAAGGTGGATATGAAGGTGCAGGTAGACCAACAGAAACTGGTACATATGGTAAAGATAAATCACCATTTGGTAGAGACCCATTAGGTAATAAAGGAATTGATGTAAAATCAGATTCAATACGACATTCTTACAACGCAAATGAAGTATTGAACAAAGAGGTAACTAATTCTATGTTATCAAATATGAAAAAGAAAGTAAAGAGTAAGAAGATAATTATAGAATCTCTTAAAATTGATGATGATATTATCGAATCATCACTATTAGATGAGAAAAATATATTGAATTCTGATAATTAAGATATTTATAACTAAATATATAGGTTACTCTACCAAAAATAGAAGGAACTAATGAAAAACATTAAGCATAGTAAGTACAAAAACACAGGCATTCTATTCGAATTGCTAGTACGCCAGATTGCGACAGATACTTTGAACAATAAAGATTCAAAGGCAACAGCAATTATCAAAGAACACTTTGGGAAAAAGACGGAATTGGCAAAAGAATTGAAGTTGTATCAATCTGCGATTAAAGAATCGTTTAGTTCAGAATACAAAGCAGGTGAATTTTTAAATATTATCCTAAAAGAAAGGTCAAAACTTACCGAAACTACTCTAAACAAACAAAAATACAACTTAATTAAAGATATTAAGAAGAATTTTGTATTAGAAGATTTCTTTAAGTATAGAGTTTCTAACTATAAGGAGAATGCATCTATCTATAAATTGTTTGAATACAAAAATTCAGATAACCCAAAGCAATATGTTGAGTGTAAATCAACATTGATGGAACATTTAACAGGAAAAACACAAAATTCCGACAAAATTGTTACCACTATCAATGAAGATTACTCAAAACAACCTAAAGAGGTAAGATTATTGGCATGGAAGATGTTAGTAGAGAACTTTAACACCAAATATACTAATTTATCTAATAAACAACGTAATATTCTTAAAGAATATATCGAATCAGTTGATAATTCAGAAAAATTAAAGAGTTTTGTTGTTAGAGAAACAACTGAACTTCAAAAATCACTCAAATCTATTAAAATTACTGATAAAGTAACCAAAATCAAGATTAATGAGGTAATTACCTTAGCATCTAAGTTAAAATCATCAAAAGTTATAACCGAATCACAAGTATTATCATTACTCAGATACTATGAGTTGTATGATGAACTAAAGAGGGTGTTTAAATGAAAAGTTTCTTAAAAGAAATAGAAGATAAGTTTGATGAGTTAGAAGAAGCCAATGTAACTGCTAACTTAGATGGTGGTGAAGGCCCAATCAAAACTCCCCATGCATTTGCTAAGAGTAACGATGAGGATGATTTGGATGATGACCACATTGAGGTATTAGGGTATAAGAAATCTAAGGAGAAAAAAGTGAATACTAAGAAATTAGAAGCATTAGAACGTAAATTAGAGAATAAGATAAACGAAATCTCATATAAAGAGTTTAAGAAAGATGATTCAAGAAAACAACATCAGAAAATAAATGATTCAATCAAAGAAATCAATAGTATGATGTTTAAGTTAGAGAGAATTGTTAATCAAAACGCAAAACTAAAAACCGAAGCAGGTGTACACGCTGGACAGTATTGGGAATCTACACAAAAACGATTTGGAAAAATTTCTGAAAGAATGTTAAAGATTGCAAGACAACTTAAAGAGTTAAGTGCATGAGTGTAAGTAAGAAACATAATAAAAAGGTGCTAAAAGAGGAACTTTCAAATAAGGATTTGGAAGATATTCGTCTACTTATTAGATATGAGGTTGCACAAATTATGTTTGACCTATATAAGAAACGTAAAGTGTGGGATAAGTAATGAGTAAATTATTAATTGATACTATACCATTTAAAATGAGTAAAACTCAAATCAACGAATCATTGAAAGAGAACAATGGTAGGTTGATTGTTGAGGGAGTACTCCAACGTGCTGAGGCTGAAAACCAAAATGGTAGAATCTATCCTACTGAAATTCTCAGAAGAGAAGTAAAAAAGTATATGGGTAGAGAAGTAAAAGAAAATAGAGCGTTTGGTGAATTAGACCATCCAGAATCATCAGTTGTTGAATTAAAGAACACATCTCACATTGTAAGAAACGTATGGTGGGATGGTGATGATGTAATGGGTAAAGTGGAAATCCTAAAAACACCAGCAGGAAACATACTTAAAGAATTATTAGAAGCCGGGTGTACGGTTGGTATCTCATCAAGAGGTATGGGTTCGGTAAAAGAATCTAATAATGGTAAGACAGTAACAGTAGAAGATGATTTTGATTTGATTTGTTGGGATTTTGTTTCTAATCCATCAACACATGGTGCATTTATGAAACCCGTAAACGAATCAGTTAGTAGAGGTACTACAAAATCATATAAAAAAATTAATACATTGGTAAGAGATATCATCTGCGAGATTGATGGTGTTTGTTCTATATAAGAAGGTATTCAAATGAAAAAACTAAAAGATTTACTAAACGAATCAGTAGAAATTGGAAAAGTATATTCTAATCCTTACGCAAAATCATTTGTTAAGGAAGAGGAAGAAGAAAGACCACAAGCTGAAGAATTAACAACTGAACAAAAACAGGCTTTCTTAGAAGCGGTAAAGGGATATAAAGCATATGGTGAATCCGTTTACAGAAAAGAAGGATTGACCAAAGTGTATGAATCAATTAGAGGTTTGGTTGAGGTTGCAAACAAAGTAACCCTTTCAGAAACTGGAGATTGGTTTGATGGTGTTACTGTTGGTAGACATATGAAGAGAATGAATGAATCTTTTAAAGTATTTGAAAAAACTCTTAAAGAAGTATCAACACTACAACAAAGATTAGAATCATCATATGATGAAATCGGTGAAGTTCTTGGTAAGTATTACGAAATCAATGAAACTGAAGAAATGGAAGAGGGAAACGAATTCGGAGCAGCAAGAGCAAAAGCAATCGCAAATGGTGATGATTCGTTTGAAGTAGATGGTAAGAAATATCCAGTAAAAGATGTAGATAAGGGTGATAAGGAGAACGCAAAAGAATTCACCAAAGAATCTATGAAGTTAACTGATATGATTAAGAAACCATCAGTAAACGAAGGTGCATCATCCGAAGAAAAAAGAATTGTAATGTTGGCAGTTAGAAAAATTTCTAAATATCGTAATGTTCCAATCAACCAATCAGTAGTAGATGTTCAAAGAGCTGCAGAAGAATTGGAAAGAGATATCCAAAAAGGTAAGGTGAAATAATGAAAAAACTAAAAGATATATTGACCAAAGGTAGAAAATCTAAAGATAATACAATAATTGAATCAGTAAACGAAGGTAAGCACGATGCTATCTTAGATAAACTTGCTGACATCGTAAAAGGTGCTAAATCATTTATGGACATTGGTAAGGAATTGAAAAAGAATGGAATCAAGTATTCATTTGGTACTGATATGATACCAATGTACACAATTGATAAGCCAGCTAAGATTGCTATTCTAAATAACAAATATGTAGATGGTGCTGAAA